TATACAACATAATATGGTATAATCATGAGTACGAATTTTGAATTATTTCCTGGTAAAAACCTAAGTGGGTTGTTTGAGGATATCTATGATAACCAACAAAACAAGAAACAAAGGATATCAGAACTAATTGCTGAAATGAAAAAGGTAATTAGACATTCTGGTGATATGGCTGTAATTGGTCCAATCATAAAAGATTTAGTTGATACTTCGGTTAGAAACGATGAATCACTAATTAAGATGGCAGCAATTGCACAAAGAATGATTGCATCAAAAGATAAATCAGAAGGAGATACTGGTTTCCTTACTGATAAAGAAAAAGAACAATTACTACAACAATTAGAAGATACAGTTTACGAAGTAGAATCTGAAAAAACAAAAGTTGATGATTTAACAAACGAAGTTGAAGAATTAAAACAGAAAGTAAATAAATAAACATGCCATTTAGAACCTCAATATCAAATAGTAGTTTTTATTCTAATAAGAAAAAGATTTCTAACACCTCACTTGATGGAAGCACCGGTATTGTATTATATGTTCACCTTGATGATAGTGAAGCAACAGGTATTACATTAATAGATGACCTTGTTGATAAAGTATCTGATAAAGAAATGGTTATTGGTCATTGTAAGATTGCAAGTAGAACTGATTCCACACACGATTTAGAAAACATACCAGAATATCCACCAGCAAATCCTGATGAAGGAATCCCACTAATAGGAGAAGTTGTACAATTAGTAAAGATTGGTAGTACTTTATTTTATAAACGAATTCCAAGTATTGATATTAATACAGGAAATTCAGAAGAAAATGCATTATTAGAAGGAACACCTAAAGAAGAAAAGCCAGGAAATCAAGCATCATCTTATAGTGAATCATCACAGACAGGTATTGCAAACAATACCACCAATACTGATAACTCTGTTAGAGAAACAAAACTTGGTGAATACTTTGAACCAACACAAATAAATCCTTTACGATTATATGAAGGTGATAAGCTTATTCAATCAAGATTTGGACAATCAATAAGATTTAGTGGATACAATAACGAAGATAATCTTTTTGCACCTACAATAATAATTCGTAACAGACAAAGTGATAAATCTATTGAAGATTTAAAAGAGTTTGAACCAACAGAAGAAGATATTGTAAATGATGGTTCATCGATTGTATTAGCAAGTGGTGAATATGAAATCCCATTTGCACCAGGTAATGAAGAAGTTACTTTAGAAACAGATGATAATGTAGTTTACTACGAACCACCAGAATTAAAAGGAACAGACCAAATCCTAATGAATAGTGGTAGAATAGTTTTATCTGCTAAAGATTCAGAAATGATATTTTTCTCAAAAGGAAATTACTCATTTATTTCAGATGGTAAACTTACAATCGATAATGGACTGGATGGTGCTCAGATGGATTTTAATGGTGAGGTTAGAATGACTACCAATGATAATCCGATATATCTTTTAGGTCAAGGAGAAGAAGGTAAAATATACCTTAATATAGAAAATGAAAATGAACCAGTAGTACGAGGTCAAACATTAGTTAAACTTTTAGGAGAACTAATAGATGCAATCAATCAACAAATATATAAAACCCCATCAGGACCAACTGCTGTAGGGCCAACCAATAGTGGAACTTTTAAAAATATTAAAAGTGAATTGGAAACAATATTATCCACAACAAACTTTACTGAATAATCATGTCTCTTTCTTTGTTTAAAAATAACTTGTTAAGATATATGCAGAATCCTAACGGCATAGATAAGTTTGAGGATTTTGCTGATAAAGTTGTTTTTGAATATGATTTATTAATAAAATCAGGATTTCAAAGTATAAATGGTAATAAAATAATAAGTGGTAATACTGATTTGATGCGTACATCAGTTGAAAATGCGTGTAGAAAGGCCTTACAAAAAGATAAAGGGTTACATGATTTTGTAAATGATTTGGGAAATGCAACAAGACAATATTGGATTCAAGCAGAGTTTATTGTAGGAGTACCACCTGTAATACCAGCTATTGCCACGATAGGAAATATTCTTTTAGATGCTGCAGTCATTTCAAATATAGGAGTATGGACACCACAACCACCTACACCACCAAATGAAGATTCAAACATTTTACTTGATAGTTTTATTTTAGGAATACAACAACACTTGACAACTATCCAAGGATTTTATTTTACTATATCATTATATCCCTCAGTACCTTCTCCTATACCAAATCAAGGAGTATTACCATTTCTAGGATATACAGTTTTCGGTGGTGGAGCTCCATCTACAACGGCATCAGAACCTACACAAGAAAGTCCTCTTACAAAAGTTTTAAAGAAACTTGGAAATCTTTTAAAGAATGATGAGATGGATGAGGAACACAAACAAGAAGCAGAAAAAGAAAAGTTGGAAGCTGATGCGGTTGCCAATGATACTTCTTTACCATCACAAGGAAGAACATCTGCACAAGAATATTCTAAACTTAAACAAACTCAACTTAACGAAGGAAAAGTAAATAGTGTTCCTGCTGATATAACTGATGAAGAAGCAGAAGAACTAGAAAAAGAAACACCAGAAGAATATAAATGTGAATCAGGAGAAAAAGTAGTTCAGATAGCTAAAAGAGATATTGGTATTCTTGAAACAGGTTCTCCTCCTGGTAAAAACTATGGTGGATTTCCTGGTGGAGTTCAAAAAGATGAACCTGGTAGAATAGATGAAATGTTTGATAATTGTGGATTGGATAATCAAGCTAAGGTTAGAAAAACTGGTAGTGGTTATTATTGGTGTGCTGCCGCAGTAACAACTTGGTGGAAAGAAGCAGGATTACCTTTACCACCAAATGGAAGAGCAGGATGTGATTTTTGGATGCAGTGGGGAAAACAAAATGGATATTGGTCTGATACACCAAAGATAGGAGCAGCAGTGTTATATGGTTCTCATGCAGATGCTCATCACATAGGAATTGTATCAGCTGTAACTAAATCTGGTGGTATAATGACAATAGAGGGAAATACAAGTGGTGGTGGTTTTAATAGGAATGGATGTGGTGCTTTTAGAAAAGTACCAAAAAAATATTTAGGTTTTGTAATTCCACCTGATTGTGTTGAACCATAAAATCAATAATAATATATTTATATTAGACAAGGAAAATAAAAGATTATGGAAACGAAACAATTAGTCAAAATAATAAAAACAATAGTAGAAGCTGAAGTGGCTAAAAACCACGAGAAGTTTTTAACTAAAACTTTTCCTAAAATATTAGAGGAAGAAGTTAACAAAAGATTAAAAGAGGTGAAGGGGGGTATTGTGCCGTCCTCTACGCAATTAGTAGAAGATGATGTGGTAGACCCATTCGAACAAGCAGAAATTGCTTTACAAGAAGAAAGAACACAACCTAAAAGACAATTCACTAAAAATGAAAAGTTAAACGAGGTACTAAATAATACAAAACCATTTTCAGCAGAACAAAGAAAAGGTACACCAACTACTAAATCAGTATTGGATAATTTTCAACAACCTGTAAATGAAAGTATGGATAAAACTGTAACATTTAACTCTCAAGGTGCACAAGGTGGTACTGATATGATGAGAGCTCAGATGGCACAAAAAATGGGTTATGGTGATTTAAAAAAAGGACCAAGTAAAACAGGTCTTGGAGTTCAAACAGGATTACCTGGTTTAGATAGAATTCTAAATAGAGATAATTCTGCACTTGTAAAAAAGTTTAAAAGATAGGAGATTATAAATGGCATATGTAATCGGTAGAAAAATTGTAAAGGATACAAAAGATTTTGATTCCTATGCCTATGGTATTACCCTACCTTTAAGAAAAGGAGAAACAGGATTTTTTGAACAAGCTTTTGTTTCATTTGAACAAGCAAAATCAAATTTGAAAAATCTACTTCTTACAAAAAAGGGAGAACGAGTTATGCAACCAAACTTTGGTACTGGTTTACATTCTTTATTATTTGAACAAATAGATGATAATTTAGAATCAAAGATTCAAGAAACAATCACAAAAAATGTAAATTATTGGTTACCATATGTTAATATAAAAAATATAGATGTTGAAATGACAAATGAATTGAAAGACCAAAATAGAGTAAACTTAAGTTTAGAGTTTACAGTTGGTAATCAAATTGATTTACACGAATTAACATTTACAGTACAAGGAACAAATTAAGATGGCATTAAATTCAGCAACATTTAAAAGTAATAAGGGAAGAGATATAAAATATCTTAACAAAGATTTTGCACAGTTTAGACAAAATCTAATTGAGTATGCTAAAACTTATTTCCCAAAAACACATTCTGATTTCAATGAATCCTCACCAGGTATGATGTTCATAGAAATGGCATCTTATGTTGGAGATATTCTTTCTTATTATACTGATGATTCATTAAAAGAATCTTTAATGTTATATGCTGAAGATAAGGCAAATGTTATTGCTCTTGCAAAGTACTTAGGATACCAACCAAAGGTAACTTCACCAGCAGTAGCAGAGGTATCTGTATATCAACTCGTTCCATCGATTTATAACTCAAATAGTAAATCAGGTACAAACTATGAACCTGATTCAAGATTTTATCTTAGAGTAAAAGAAGGTATGATTATCCAATCTTCAAAATCAAATACAAGATTTAGAACAAGTGAACTTTTAGATTTTAATGATGAAAACGATAGAGAAATTACAGTATGGGCATATGACCCTAATGATTCTACAAAACCAATTCAATACTTGGTTAAAAAAACAATAAAGGCAATATCTGCAGAGTTAAAGGAGTTTACTCAAACTTTCAATGGAAATACTTCTTTCTCTAAAATTAATATTGCAGATACTAATGTTGTTGACATTGTTGATGTAAGAGATTCAAATGGTAATAAGTGGTATAATGTTCCTTATCTTGCACAAGAATTGGTTTACATTGATTATCCAAATACCGAACAATATGATAAAGACCTATCACAACACCAAACTGATGGAGTATCAAGAATATTAAAAACATTAAAAACATCAAGAAGATTCACAACACAAGTTAATGATGATAATACTACCTCACTTGTTTTTGGTGGTGGTACTGCGAGTGATGATGAAACACTAATACCAAACTTTAAAAATGTTGGATTGGGATTAAATAATTCTATTGATAAATTAGGAGCATCATTTGACCCATCAAACTTTTTGAAAACAAAATCTTATGGACAGGCACCGAGTGGAACATTTACAATACAATATTTAATTGGTGGTGGTGTAGAATCAAATGTTGCTAAAGGTGAACTTACATCTATACAAAGAATAGAATATGATGAAGATACTACAATATTTACTCCAAGTGAATTAAGATTGTATAATCAAGGTAAAGCATCTATTGCGTGTGATAACGAAACACCAGCAACAGGTGGTAGGGGTGAAGAAACTATCGATGAAATAAGAGAAAACGCTCTTGCAAACTTTGGTTCACAAAATAGAGCAGTAACAAGAAAAGATTATCAAGTAAGAGCACTTTCTATGCCATCTAAATTTGGTGGAGTTGCAAAGGCATATTGTGCACCAGATGGTGAGTTAGATAATAATTCTCCTTCTTCTATCCTTAACAATCCTAATTCATTAGAAGAGTTTGCAGGATTAGTACAAACTTTAGGAGAAAAGAAACTTACAGAGCAACAAATCAAAGATGAATTAAGAAACTTTTTAGCAAGTAAAAAAGGAAATCAAAATGAAAAAAACAATCCTTTTGCAATTAATTTGTATTTACTTGGATATGATACTAATAAAAAATTACAAACTCTAAACAGAGCAGTAAAAGAAAACTTAAAAACTTATTTAGGTGAGTACAGAATGTTAACAGATGGAGTTAACTTTATTGATGGTTATGTTATTAATATTGGATTAGATTTTGAAATTAGAGTTTATGGTGGATATACTAAAAGAGAAGTTCTTACTAAATGTATAAACGAATTAAAAGAATATTTTAATATTGATAATTGGACTTTTAATATGCCAATTAATATTTCTGAAATTGAATTATTGATTGCAGGAGTAGAAGGAGTACAATCAGTACCTAAGTGTGAAATTACTAACAAGTGTTTAGGAAACTATTCATCACATTCTTATAATATATTAGATGCAACTAAAGGTAAAATGGTTTACCCATCTTTAGACCCATCTATATTTGAAGTGAAGTTTCCAAACAAAGATATAAAAGGGAGGGTTGTATAATGTATTATTTCGTAACATCATCTAAAGATACTACAATCTATTTACAACAACCCACACAAAATACTGGGTTTGATGAAATATTAGAAGTTTCCAAAACTTATTATGGAAACTTAAAAGATAACGCAAGAACATTAATCAAGTTTGATACAAATGCTATTTCGGAATCAATAGCAAGTGGTGAAATTACAATGAGTTCTGCTGAACTTATTTTAAAAGAATGTGAATCAAGTGAAATACCAACTGATTATACAATTTATGCTTATCCTGTTTCTCAATCTTGGGATATGGGTATAGGAACAAGGTTTGATAACATAAGTACTGATGGATGTTCTTGGGAAAAGAGAACAACCTCATTAACTTGGTTAGGAACTGATTTTGCAAGTGGAACAACTGGTTCATTTAATGGTAAGGGTGGAACTTGGTACACTGGTTCTGCAGCATCACAATCCTTTTCTTATCAAACAACTGATATAGAGATGGATGTTCTAACTCCACTTAATTCTTGGATAAGTAGTTCAATACCAAATGAGGGTTGGATTATAAAACACGATTCATCTTTAGAAAATGATACCGAAGATTACGGACAATTAAAGTTTTTTTCAAAAGAAACAAATACTATATACCAACCGAAGTTAAGAATTGGTTGGGATGATTCTTCTTTCTCTACTGGTTCTCTTAGTGCATTAACTGCCGATGATATTCATATCACATTTAAGAGATTAAAAGTAAGATATAAACGAGGAAGTAAACCTACAATCAGAGTTTTTGGGAGAGAAAAATATCCTCTTAAAAATTACACCAATCAATATGCTTATACAGATGTATATTATTTACCATCAACTACTTACTATCAGATTAAAGATATAGTAACAGATGAAGTGGTGGTTCCATTTAGTGATGACTATACAAAAGTTAGTTGTGATTCAAATGGTAATTATTTTAAATTAAATTTAAGTAACTTTGAATATAACAGAGATTACTATATAGAAATAAAATTAAATAGAAATGGTGTGATTGAATACTTTACTGATAAAGAGTTAACTTTCACCGTAGAGAAGTAAAATGGCGTTAAACGATAAATTTAGAATAGACGAGTTAGTCAAAAAAGGCGATAAAGGGATTCGTAGAAATGAATCTGGTAAAATCGTTGTGCGTAAAAAAGATGGTAAAGAAATAAAACCATCACCAAAATCTGCAAAACCATTTGGTGAAGAACGAATAAAAGGAAAGTTAGTTAAAGATAAACTAAAAGAAGATTTAGTATATAGAGATGATGAAATAAATCCAAATCAAGAAACCTTTTCAGGTGAAGCTAATATAAACTTAGTTAAACCAAAATATAATGAAGAGGAGTTAGTAAAGGCTGTTGATGTTGAAGTTGATGAGTTAGTAAAGAAAAGAAAACCTCAAAAACCAAGGTATATTCTATACGAAAAATATCAACAGAAGTTAAATGAAATAAAAGATTTAAATCAACAACTTCAAGATGTTACTAATGAAAGAGATAATTTATTATCAAATGTAGAAACATTAGAAGGAAGTGTTGAAGTTTTAAATGCTCAAATTCTAACACTACAAGAACAAATAAATTTTCAAGAACAAGAATTTAGAAAGTTAACTGAAAAGTTTGGAGAGTTATCTTTAGATTTCCAAAATGCAGTGGTTAAGGGAACTAAGGAAGGTATTGAAAGAGTTTCATTAACTGCACAATCAAGAGGACTAGAAGCACAAAAAGAAACTTTACAATCCCAATTAGATTCAGAAAAAGAAATTGTTAAATCTTTACAAGCTGCAAACGAAACATTACAACAAACAATTGAAACAAATGCTCAAATATTTGAACAACAAATAGCACAAGCAAATCAACAAGTAAAAGCGGCTCAAGCAACAGCAGCAAATGCAGCTAACTCTAAGAAGAAAAAAATTATTTGTAATGAACTTTATCATCAAGGGTATTTACCACAACACATTTGGGATGCGGATGAACGATGGGGTGATAAAAGATTCGTTACAGACCCTAAGTTGGTT